GAGATAAGATGACAGCAGCAAAAGATTTGTTGGACAGAGCAGGACTGATTAAAACAGAGAAGGTAAACGTAGAGTCTTCAGGTGGTTTATTTGTTCTTCCTGCTAAAGAAGGAAAGAATGAGTAACACTGATCTAGGATATTGGACACTCCCAAAACCTGATGTTGAAACTAAAAAGTGGAACAGAATACCTAGAGTTGCAAGAACAATACCGTTTGGCTACGAGGCAGATCCTGATGATGCAGACTTTCTACTGCCAATAAAAGAAGAACTTGATGCGCTAGAACAGGCGAAGAGGCATCTACAACAGTACAGTTACAGAGAAGTAGCAACGTGGCTTAGTAAAGAAACAGGACGCTACATCTCACATGCAGGATTAAAAAAGAGAATACAGGTTGAACGAAGACGTAAAAAATCAACTACGATTAAGAGGGAGCTTGCCAGAAGGCTCAAAAAGACGCTCCAAGAAATCGAGAAAGCCGAAACAAGTAGAACAGGTAGTTACACCACAGCAGGAACAGCTGCCTGAAATAAAGATAAAACCACAAGAGGTTCAGGAAGAAGAAGTTTTATTCCGACCAAACGAAGGACCTCAAACAGATTTCTTAGCATCCTCAGAACGTGAGGTGTTATACGGTGGTGCAGCAGGTGGTGGTAAATCCTTTGCCATGTTAGCTGACCCACTTAGAGGACTAAACAATCCTAACTTTAGTGGGTTGTTAGTGCGACACACAACGGAGGAGCTAAGGGAACTGATACAGAAGTCTCAGGAGTTGTACCCAAAAGCAATTCCGGGAATCAAGTGGTCAGAAAGAAAGTCGCAGTGGGTGACTCCTAAGGGGGGACGACTTTGGATGTCATACCTAGATCGTGACTTAGATGTAATGCGCTATCAAGGTCAAGCGTTTAATTGGATAGGCTTTGATGAACTTACGCAGTGGGCGACACCTTACGCTTGGGACTATATGCGTTCACGACTTAGAAGTGCAGATCAATCGTTAGGACTGTACATGAGGGCAACAACAAACCCAGGAGGGCCAGGACATCAATGGGTAAAAAAGACATTCATAGACCCATCCCCACCCAACTCATCGTTTTGGGCAACGGATACAGAAACTGGTA